AAGAGTTGCAGTTAAGAACATCATGTAAGCTAGATGCTTATATTTCTCAAAGACCTCCTCTTGTAGGGGGTCTTTTTTTATCTAAATATTTAAAACGTATATTATAATGACTGCATCAGGTTTTAGAAATCAAGTACAGAATAAAAACTTCTTAAGTCCTACTGGGTTTAGGTTTGTTTTAAATAGAGCACCTAAGGTAGTATTCTTTTCTAACTCAGCAAATATTCCAGGTTTAAATTTAGGCACTGCTGAACAAACAACATACCTAACAGATATTCCTGTGCCTGGTGATAAACTTCAATTTCAAGATTTAAGATTAAGATTTTTAGTAGATGAAGATTTAGAAAATTATCTAGAGATACAACATTGGTTAAGGGGACTTGGTTTTCCAGATAGTCTGAAAGAGATATATGATTGGCAAAGAACTAATCCAAATGCACCTACATCAGAATTGAATTACTTCTCTGATGGTACATTGAATGTTCTTTCTAGTTCTAATACACCAAACTTTAAAGTTAAGTTCTTAGATATGTTCCCAATATCATTATCAGATCTAGACTTTGATGCTACTGATAGTGATATAGATTACTTGACAGCAGATGTTACTTTCAAGTATACTATATACAACATCACAGATTTGAATGATAACATTTTATGAATATTGATCTTGATTCTATTCAAGAGATGTGGGAGAAAGATGCAAAGATAGATAGAGATAATCTACATGAAGAGTCATTAAATATTCCCTCTCTACATGCAAAGTATTTTGAATTATATAATACTATATTTCTTTTAAGAAAGAAAGCAGAACAGCAACGTAAAAATATTCGTCATGAACGTTATGAATACTTTTCTGGTAAGTCTGATCCTGATGTTTATATAGAGAATCCTTTTCCAAAGAAGATAAGAGATAAGGATACAATGCAGAAGTATCTTGATGCTGATGAGAAACTTTCAACTTCAAATTTAAAGATTGATTATTATGATACCATGCTTGTCTACATTGAAAGTATTTTAAAAGTAATTCAGAATAGGACATTTCAGATAAAGAATGCAATAGAGTTTATGAGATTCAATGCTGGACTGGGTTAATAAATATTCATAGATTTATGAACTCATGTGAACACTTCAGCAAATGTAGTTATACAGAAGTCTAATGAAGTATTTTTACAGATAAAAGCAGAACCACATATTGAATATGAACTAAGAGATCATTTTACCTTTGAGGTAGAAGGTGCAAAGTTCATGCCTCAATATAGAAAGAGAAACTGGAATGGTGAGATACATCTGTTTGATTTAAGATCTAAGAAGATATATGTAGGTCTGTTGGATAAGATAGTATCATTTTGTGATAGGCATGGATATACTTATAGATTTGAGGATAATGAATACTATGGATTACCTTTTGAAGTAAATCAATCCATATCAAAGGAGGGTGTAAAGGACTATATTAAATCTATAACTAAATTCAAACCAAGAGAATATCAGATAGATGGTGTATGTGATTGTTTAAAACACAATAGAAGATTACTTGTCAGTCCCACTGCATCAGGTAAGTCTTTAATGATTTACTCTTTAGTAAGATACTATGTACATAAAGGTCAGAAGATTCTCCTAGTAGTTCCCACTACATCACTAGTAGAACAGATGTATAAGGACTTTGAAGAGTATGGTTGGGATGTAAAAAATCATTGTCATAGGATCTATTCTGGTAGGGAGAGAAGTAATTCTAATGAAGTAACAATCACTACATGGCAGTCAGTATATAAGTTAGAGAAAACTTTCTTTGAAGAATATAATGTCATCATAGGAGATGAAGCACATCTCTTTAAAAGTAAATCCTTAGTTAACATTATGACTAAGCTTCATCATGCTAAGTATAGATTTGGTTTCACTGGTACATTAGATGGGACACAGACCCATAAGTGGGTGTTAGAGGGATTGTTTGGACCATCCTATAAGGTAACTAAAACAGAAGAATTAATGAGAGAAGGTCATCTATCTCAGTTGGATATTCAGTGTTTAGTTCTTAAACATCCACCTAAGAAATTTGAAACCTATGAGGATGAACTTCAATATTTAATTACACATGATCAGAGAAATAAATTCATAACTAATCTAGCATTGGATTTAAAAGGTAATACTCTTATCTTATACAGTAGAGTAGAAACTCATGGAGCAATACTTTATGAAAAGATAAATAATGTTAAGCACACTGATCGTAAAGTATTCTTTGTTCATGGTGGTGTTGATACTGAACAAAGAGAATCTATTAGGGAGATTACTGAAAATGAGAACAATGCAATTATTGTTGCCAGTTATGGCACTTTCAGTACTGGCATTAACATCAAGCGGTTGCACAACGTCATCTTCGCCAGTCCCTCCAAGTCCAGAGTTAGAAACCTCCAATCCATTGGTAGAGTTCTTAGAAAAGGAAAAGGAAAAGTAAAGGCAACTCTATATGATATAGGGGATGACTGCACATATAACTCAAGAAAAAACTATACTCTCAATCATCTGATTGAAAGAATTAAAATTTATAATGAAGAAAATTTTAATTATGAAATAATCACTATTCAAATAAAATAATGGAAGAAGACTTTTATGCCACTATCAAACTTAAATCTGGTGAAGAAATATTTGCCAAGATAAATTATGATGAGGATCATGATAGATGTTTTTTAATACTAGATAATCCAATCACTATTGAAAAAATCAAAACTAGATCTGCCTCAGGTTATAAAGTGGAACCTTGGATAAAAACTAGCAAAGAAGAACTCTTTGTAATCAATATGGATGATGTTATGACTCTAAGTGAATCAACAGACTTAGAGACTATAAGTATGCATCAAACATTTTCTATACAACAAAATAGTTACTATGAAAAGAAAACTAAATTAGATAGAAGAATGGGATATATATCTACTATTAGTGAAGCAAAGAAATCATTAGAGAAACTCTTTAAAGATAACTAACGATACCTAACCCTTCAACCCCGACAGAGTTAGTCTACTATTATTTTGATACCTTGTCAACTATTGTGTTGGATGCTATAATTAATACATAATAGAGAGTATAGATATGAGTCCTGCAAGAATTATGGGTAGAAGAAAAAGATCTGAACACTATGTTAATAACAAAGAGTTCCTTGCAGCTTTAATTACACATAGAGAAAATATTGAAATAGCAGAAATTCAAGGTAAAGAGAAACCTAGAATACCCAGATACATTGGAGAATGTTTTTTAAAGATTGCTACTCACCTATCTTTCAAACCAAACTTTGTCAACTACATGTTTAAGGAGGATATGATATCAGATGGTATTGAAAACTGCGTACAATACATACACAATTTCAATCCTGAGAAATCTCAAAACCCATTTGCTTATTTCACACAAATTATTCACTACGCGTTCTTACGTAGAATACAGAAGGAGAAGAAGCAATTGGAGATCAAGAATAAGATACTGGAGAAGACAGGATATGAACAAGTCTTTGAAAGAGATACCCTTGACGATGGAAACTATAGCGAGTATAATCAAATCAAGGATGCGGTTCATTCTAAATTACGTAATTAATGAAGGTAGCAATAATTACAGACCAGCACTTTGGAGCAAGAAAAAATTCTAAACTTTTTCATGACTATTTCCTAAAGTTCTATAATAATATTTTCTTTCCTACATTAGAGAAAGAAGGTATTACTACGATCATTGATATGGGTGATACTTTTGACACAAGAAAGTCAATAGATTTTGGTGCATTGACATGGGCAAAGAAATATTATTTTGATAGATTACAAGAGATGGGTATTACTGTCCATACAATAGTTGGTAATCATACAGCATATTATAAAAATACTAATGATGTAAATGCAGTAGATTTATTGTTGAGAGAGTATGATAACATTAAAGTATACTCTGAAGTATCATCTATAATGGTAGGTAATTGTAATGTTACTCTTGTACCTTGGATTAATAGTGATAATAGGGAGATGAGTGTAGCACTGATTAATAAATCAAGATCTCCTGTGTGTATGGGACATCTTGAGTTAAATGGATTCAGAGCTACACCAGGACATATGATGGAACATGGAATGGAGTGGGATATATTTAAGAAATTTAAAAAGACATTCTCTGGACATTATCATTGCAGATCTAATCAAGATAACATTTACTATCTTGGTAATCCATATGAGATGTTTTGGAATGATGTAAATGATGTTAATAGAGGATTTCATTTATTTGATACAGAGACACTAGAACATACTCCAGTTAATAATCCATACAGACTTCATCATATCATTTATTATAATGATAATGATCACCAATTATTTGATGCAAGAGAGTTAGAGAATAAGATAGTAAAAATAGTTGTCAGACATAAGAATGATCAGGTACAGTTTGAAAAGTTTATTGATAAGGTGTATAATGCTAATGTAGCAGAACTTAAGATAGTGGAAAACTTTGCTTTGCATGATGCAGCAGAGTTTGAAGCGTTTGAATCTGAAGATACTCTCTCTATCCTTAATAGGTATATTGAGGAGTCAGAGATAGACATTGATAAATCAAGAGTTCAAAAATTTTTACAAGAGGTTTATCAAGAAGCATGTGAGTTAGTATGATGTTTATTCTCACAGTAGAAGGAAAGGAAACTGAAGGAGCATACTCTGTGCCTGGTCAAGATGGAGAACAAGTTCTTTATCTTTTTGAGGATGAGGATGATGCTATTAGGTATGCTCTTCTACTAGAAGACCAAGACTATCCAGAAATGCATGTAGTAGAAGTTGATGGTAAAGTTGTAATCAAAACATGTGAACTACATGATTATAGGTATTCAGTTATTACCAAAAATGATATTGTTATTCCACCATTAGAAAATGATTTTATTTGAAAAGATACGTCC